GCGTGATATTGGCCGAACCGGCGGCGTTCACGCCCATGAGACCGGCTGCGCCGGCGTACGGGAACACCGGGCGCTTGTCGGCATCGAGCTGTGCACCGAGAGACTTCCACACGTCCGGCGACACGAAGATGTGGTCGGGCAGGAAGTTGGTTGCGTTGAGGATGTCGTACGCCGCGTCGTAGAGCGCGGACACGAGGGTGCTCGGGTCGTTCGCGGTGACCGTCCAGGTGCTGCCGGAGGCTGATGCGCCTGCGGTGATCGCGTCGGCTGCCACGTTGTCCGAGGCCAGCAGGTAGGTCGAGGCGAGGTTCTGAAGGATGATCTCCATCGCGCCCGGGCTGGTGAAGTCGATGTCCTGCACTGACAGCGTGACCTGACCGGCAAGCGTCGTCTTGCTCACGACGTTCGAGGCGACGACCGGGGTGGTCGCCGACACTGCCGAGAGCTCCGGCGACTGCGCCGCCACCGACGGGTGAGTCGTCCACGTCGGGCGGATGAACGTCTTCTGGTTCCCGCCATCAGGCATGGCGCGGGCACCGATCGCGGCGACCACGGGACGGATGTAGTTGAGATCCGCGAACACCGGGCCGACGACCGGCACGGGGAGCAAACCGGGCGTGTCGGTTGTGAGCACGTCACCGGCTGCGGCCTCGAGCGCGCTCTGCTTGGACAGCATGTAGTCGCGGGCAGCTGCGGCGACGTTGCGGAACGTCTCACCACCAATGTGCATCGCGGCGAGGTACTCGCCCGGTGTCGGCATGTCGAACTTGCGCTTGGCCTGCGCAGGGAGCGGTGCGGTCGGCACGACTGCTGCGGCCTCGACCTCGACGTTGGCGGGTGTTGCTTCCACTGTGGGTTCCTCCTCTGGAACTTCGGTTTCTGTTTCGTCGGGGTCGGCTGCTTGCGCGGCTACTTCTGTGATGGTAGCACCTGCGAACGCCGGTATGGGAACAAGTGACAGTTCCATCCACTCGGCTTTCGTGACCGTGATGCGGCCTTGCTTGTCCTCGGTGAACTCGAGGGGGTTCACGCCGACGGATACGTCCATCACGCCGTCGGCGGCAAGGATCAGGGCTTCGTCGCCGAGCGCGGTGCGCGAGATCTTCATGCTTGCAAGCATTGCTTCGTCGGTGTCCACCCGTTCAGCCACAATGCCGACAGGCTTTGTGCTGTCGTGGTACATGAACACGCGGGGAGCTTTGCCGTCCACCGGGAGCGAACCGGGCTTGAACATGACTTCCTGCCCGCCCGACACGGTGGCAAACGTGTTGTAGGGCACCGCGATTGCGTCGATGCGGCGTTCGCCTGTGCCGTCGCCTTGTGCGGCCTGCACGGTCACTGTGTCAGCTGTAAAACGGATCATGCGGTCACTGTACAACTACGCAAGTTCCTCTTGCGTGTTTTCCTCGGGCATGTTCACATCCATGTTCTCGTTTGCGTTTGCCATTTCGACTTCGCCGAGGAACTCGTCGTAGTCAAACTCGACGCAGGTGCCGTTCGGCAACACGTTGTTGCCCGACAGGGTGCTTGCAATGACTTCGGCGTAGCTCTTGGTTCCGTACAGCCACAGATCCCACCGGGACTCTCGGCTGTTTGTGTACGCGTACGAGCCGGTTGGCACGCCCAGCAGGTACGGCGGGATGTTGCAGATCTGCGCCATTTGGAGCGCGGAAAACTGTGCCGACTCAATCAGCAGCATCTTGTCTGGGGTCGCCGTGGTCGGTTCGTAGGTCAGGAACTCGTTCAGTGCGGCGGTCTGGTTGCTGGCGCGGGCCGCGTTGAACGCCGCCGACAGATCCGCGAGCTCTTGTGCTGACAGCGGTTCGCCGCCGGTCTGGCGCAGGATGCCGGTCGGGATTGCGTTTGCTGCGTTGCGCATACGTGCGTCCTCGATCCGTAGCGCGGTGGCAATCGCCTGCTCACTGCTGTAGATCAGGCCTTGACTGGAGCCAATGAACTGCACCACGTTTGCAGGGTCAAGTGCTTCGCCGTTGAAATACAGCTCGTTTGACGGTGCGTACCAAACCGGGCCAACCTGATCAGGTGTCGTAATCGAGCCTGACGGGAGCCGGGTGAACGATGCCGGGTAGCCGTCGGTCGTTCTTGAAGTCACGTACCAGAACGCCCGCCCAAAGAAAAACAGATCGTCAAACGTCCACGACATAAGGGTTTCGTAGCTGATTGCCGGGTCGGGGCGGCGCAGCCATGAACGCGGCGCAAGGTATTCCTCTTCCATTTCCTGCGCGGTGTCGTTCCAGCGTTCCCGGTACATGCGCAACGGCATTGCACTGATGACGTTTGCGTGCAGGTCGCGGGCGCGGCTGATTGCGGGCACGTTCATGGCGCGGTTGCGTGCTTCACCCTCTTGGTAGGTGTAGTACTGACCGATCAGGTTTATGCCGGACATGTTTGGGTTGTACCCGCCCACAGCGGCCTTGATTTCCACGGGCGCAATCTGCGCTTTGGTTTCTTTCCTGCTGAACAGCGCCACAGTGACCTCGATCTAATGACCGCCCGCCCCGACGGTGGACGGTCACACAGTCAAGATACTTCAGCCGTGAACAACCAACATGGGTTTCTGTTTCGTTTGCGGTCGGCTGACAAGTGCCACCGCCCAGATCAGGCAGCGCGCCAACTCGATAGGCCCGGGCGACTTCTGTGACGACACGACATAGCCCTGCGCGGTCTTGACACCGACCGCACGGTTCACATGTTCTGCAAGCACCGCTGAACCTGTGTGCGCAACCTTGCCTTGCTGGATCATGCCGCGCACTAAACTGGTCCAGCGGATCAGCTCGCCATAGCCGACAACGGTGGTGCGTCGCCGCAGCTGTTCGGGAACGTGTATGTCGAGCGTCGGCGTGACTGCAAGCATCATGGTGCGGTCAGCCATGAGCCGTTCAACCTCTAGCCACATGTCGGCCTCGGACTCGACAACGAACGCGGCCTGCACCATCACCCGGTCACCGACCGTGACGGCCCGCGTCCCTACATAGCGGGCATCGTCCACGCTCGAGTCAATCGCAAGCACGCCGCCGTCCGGGATTGTGTCACTGGTAACGCAGCCGTCCCAAACGCCCGGGTCGAGCATTGCGCCCCGGGTCGTAATCCACTGGTTCAGGTGGGCACGCAGGAACGAGTCCCGGGTCGCCGCCGCCCGTAACGCCTCAAGCGTGACCGTAATGCCGAGCGCCGGGTTTGCCCAACCCCACCACCGTTCGTCACGCCAATCCGCACCCAACGGCATGCTCCATTCCGCGAAATAGAGCTGTGACAGGGTGCCGTTCTCAAGCTCAGCCAGGGCGGTTTCGCGCATGTTAATCATCGCCGTGCTGGACGCGTCGCCCGCAGTCGAGAAGCAGGCCAACAGCGGGTGCGGGCGCGCAATCATGGAAGGCCGCAACGCCTCGTCCACTACCGCCGGGGCAATGTTCCACAGCTCGTCCACCACGATCAGGTCGTAAGAACCGCCGTGGAGCCGGGTGCTCGCGGCGCGGATCTCCCAGCTCGAGCCGTCCGGCATCACCACACGTTTGCGCCCGATTTGCTGAATGGACTTTCCCCCAAACTTGTCCACAAGAATGTGGGCAAGGTTCCCGAAAATAGCCTCGGCACGGTCCAACTGGTTAGCCGTTGAGAGAACATGCTGCGGGCAACCGAACACCCGCGCACCCTCGGTCAGCCACCAGCCAATCAACGCAGTCAGCAACACAGACTTGCCCTGCTGGCGGGCCGTGGACACCAGCGACTCGCGCCGCAACAGCTCAACCCCGTCAGCCTCGAGCATCCCGGTCAGCGCATACACTTGCCACGGCATCAACGGCATCAAATGTTCCTGCGCCCACGCCGCCACAGCAGGCCCAAACGAATGTCCCCCAACCCGCGCCGACTCAAGCCGAGGCTGTTCCTGCCCGGTCAAAGCTGCACCAGGCTGATCCGAGCCAGTCCCGGCTAGTTCAGGCTGGTTCGAGCCAAACACGGAAACGAGAGGCGCGGGAGTCGTTTCGTTCGCCGTAAAAAAATCGTTTCGGGTCAGTGCGCGTTCGCGGGCTGCTTGGCGGCTGTGGGCTGCTTTGGCTTGGTCGCGGCTGCCTTTCAAGCTGTTGCATCGTGCGTGGGCGGGTCTGAGGTTGTCGAGCCGGTTGTCGCCGCCGTGCATGAGCGGGATGATGTGGTCTGCGGTGTCGGCTCCGGGTCGGCCGCACAGTGCGCAGTCTGGGTTGCCGATCAGGATTGCGGCGCGGTTGCGTTTGTATTCGGCTGAGTCGTATGGGCTTGGCATCGGTTGTTCTCCCTCTGTGGACTGTACCAATCGCCCCCGTTGCGCTGCGCCCCCCCGGGGGGCTTGCGCCTGGGCTTCGACTGCAGCTGTCGTGAAGCGTCCCCCCGCTGTTCCGAGTCTGTCTCTCGAGGCCGCCGGATGTTTCTCTTGTAGGACGGTCGCCTGCCGCATTTGTGTCGTTTGGACGCTGCACCCCGCCGTTTCCGGGCATGGGGCACTACCCACGTTTCCGTGTGTTTCACCAGCAGACTGCAAACGCCTACGTGGTCGTGAAATGGTTCAGTTGTGTGCGGCGTGTTCTACCACGAGCCTGCCAATGACCTCGGCGACCTGAGGGACTACGGCGTTTCCAAGTCCTCTAAGTCTGTCCACCCGGTAGGGAACCCCATCAGCCACTCGACCCACGTCGGGTTCAACTTGCCACCATTCCCAGCCCGCATAGCTCTGCGTTCCTCGGCGTTGATGTTCCCCGCCGAATACTGCGCTTCGATTTGTTGCATCCCGCCCGTCCCGCCAGCCAGTTTTCCATACGTCGGTGTTGGCCACATGGCTGGAATCTTGCTGTGCGCCTCCCAAACCGATTTGCCCAGTATCGCTTCCGCTTCCGCTTCGGTCATCTCGCCCGCTTGCACTTTGGCCCGGTAGAGCCTGACGTTGCCTTCCATCGCGCGTGTCACTGCTGTCGGAGTAGGCCACGATGATGATGCGATCACGTCGATGATTGGCACCCACGGAGGCTGCGGATACAACACGCCACTCCGCGTCATACCCGATGGAGGCAAGCTCTCCAATAACGGTGGTCCCTCCCAAAGAAAGGTGTCCCCGAACATTCTCCAAGATTGCGTACCGGGGTCGTAATCGGCTAATGGCCTCTCGAACCCACGGCCACAAGTGTCTGGGGTCGTCCTCACCGCGTCGTTTGCCTGCCTGACTGAAAGGCTGGCAAGGGTATCCACCACAGACGACATCGGGCCGTTCGATGGTGTCCCAATTGATTTCTTTGATGTTCCCATGATTCGGCACCTCCGGCCAGTGCTTCTGCAGAACACGGCAAGCGTAATCGTCTATTTCTGACTGCCAAATGACACGCATACCAGCGCGCTCCAAGCCCAAGTCCAAGCCGCCGATACCGCTGAACAATGAGCCGACGGTTAGTTGCGCCATGCTCCCAAGCGGTCACTAATCGACTGCATGTCCTTAGGCCGCCAAACGTACACCTCTTGCCCGTTGTTGTTGATCTGCAACAACCTCGAACGCTGCTCATCAGTCAGCTTGCCTTTCTCGGTTTTCAGTTCCGCCCAGATGATGCCTTGCCCGCGTCGCCCAATCAGGATCAGGTCAGGCATACCGGGTAGGCCGTCGGTCTTGTAGTAGTTGCCGTATCTGCCCGGGCGTATGTGGTGGGCATCGTATTCGTTCATGTTTGCAACACGGATTACTGCGTCCATGAACATTGCTTCGGAGCCGTCGGTGTTGGGTGGCATTAGTCGAGCCACCACCATGTTGCCCACAGTGCGCCGCAGATTGCGCCAACAGTCCATCCGAACGCGAACAGCATCAGAACGGTTCCTCGGCCTCGGGTAAGCACTCGCCGTCGCGGTGCGCGGTAATCCACTTGTCACCGTTCCTGATCGCTATGCCTTCGCCCTTGCCGACCTTGCCGAAACACTTGTGGCACTTGCCCGGGATCTTGTTCGTCATGCTGAACGGCGTTGTGTCACGGATGAAGCCGCCGCCGTCGCCGC